AAGCGGACGCTAATTTAATTAATTCTCATTTCCCTGATGGAGTCACCTGAATAATTAATAAAGTCGAAAAGATTAAAAATACTAACCAGCGTGGAAGACTTTATTTTATTTTTGGTTCCATAATTTTTTCTGTGTTAGAAAATTAGGGCTTATTAATTGCCTTTGAGCAATCGCCGTAACTTTTTAATCCCGGTTCATGTCAGGAAGTTTTCACTTTTTTCAGAACACAATAATTTAAAAAAATTATTTTTGCCATATATTATATAAAAGAAACCGGGGATTTTTTTGTTTTCACCTTACCTCCACCACTCGGCCGCAAGGCGTTGATTTGGCCCCAGCCAAACCCCGTCAAATCACTGTTAAAACTAAAAGAACTATAACCATTATACATAATTATAGGGTGAAATGAAACCCCGTTCACGGCTAATTAAACCCGTTTATAGCCGATTATAGGCTTATGCCCCCTAATTCCCTGCCAGTCAATGGTCTACAGGGTGGAATTATTTTCAAAAATGGCTAAAAATCGTTAAGAATAGTTGAAATTGTTTAATCTTTTTTATCCCCACCAGGGCCATTAGCTATATATAGTTATAGGTGTATTATATATAACTATATCACTGAAAAGGAACCACGGTTTTTTATCCATATAATTAGCGTTCAGAGGGCTATAACAACCTATAATAACCTATAATAACCTATAATTAGTCGTTTTAGGGTGAATTTCAGTGATTGTGGGGCTGTAAACTCACTAATATCAGTGTTTCGTGTATCTACAGAATGAGCAGTGACAAGGGTTAGAAGGGTATATACTGAATGAGGGTGATAGTAATAAAAAGGGATATATTGTTTTCTCCATGTATTACTTTTTCACTTTCATAATAGTGCTTAATGGTTTATAATTACTTTGTTTAATACTTAATGGGTGATATGAGGAAGATGAAGAAACCAAGACAAATAAAGAGAAGGATAAAAAAAAGAGATAGTAAACGTATTAGTATTAGTCCATTTTCAAGATATACTAAATTCCATCGTGGTACAAGGAAAATAGTATATGAGGGTTTGAAAGCTGGATTACCTTTGCCGAGAGTATGTGAACTTGCTGATATTAGTATACCTACTTTTCATAGATGGATGAAAAAAGGAAAGAAAAACTTTGGTAGGCCAATTTATCGTGCATTTAGAAAGAGGGTAAATAGAATACGAATTGGGGTTGAAAGAGATTCTTTAGATATTATACGTGGTGTTGCAAAAGGTGGTAGTGATATTGTTGAAACTAAGATTACTTTATATGATTCGAAACCAAAGGAAATAACACGTATTAGAAAAAAGAGTCAACCGACTTGGCAAGCAGCAGCATGGTATCTTGAGCGAAGGCATAAAGAAGAATACGGTAGGTTTATTGATGAGCAGGGTAAGGAAAGATCAACTGAGGAAGCGGCACTTGAAGTTAAGAAAGCCGTGGATACTTTATTTAACTCAATACCTTCGGGATGAAAGGAATAAGAATTGCCAACAGAAAATAAGAATGCCTCGGTTAAAACCAAAACCAGGAATAGAAAGGTAAGAGCTCAAGCACGTAAGAAAGTGGAAAATAAACTTACAAAGAAATATGGTGATACTCCTTCAGCAAGAGAAAGAGCTAAAACATTTATGAAAAATAAAGATGTTCATAAAACGAAGCGTGGTTTAGAACTTGTTAAAAGTGGTTTACACAGAAGTAAACATGGTAGAGGACATAGAGGGCCAGCCAGAACTTATCTGAGAAAATAATAAAACAACAATGCAACTTCAAACATTAAATAAAGTAAATCCAGCATGGCATCCTTTAAGATATCATTCTACTCAATCTGCTTTATGGCGAAGTGAAGCACGATTTAATGTAGTACCTGCTGGAAGAAGATCAGGAAAGACTGAAATCTGTGGTAAAAGAAAACTTGTTATGAAAGCATTACGTGGTGGTAAATTTCCTGATTGGAGAGGATTTGCTGCTGCACCTACCTACAATCAAGCTAAAAGAATCTATTGGAAAGACCTGAAGAAATTAGTACCTCCCTCATTACGTTCAAAAGAACCATCAGAATCAAATCTTATTATTTACGTTATTAATGGCTCAGAAATTCATGTATTAGGAATGGATAAACCTGAGCGTGTTGAGGGTACTCCTTGGGATTTTGGTGTATTAGATGAATATGCTAATATGAAACCAAGGACTTGGACTCAACATGTAAGAGCTTCACTGAGTGATAGAAAAGGAGGGTGTGATTTTATTGGTGTTCCTGAAGGTAGGAATCACTACTACGATTTATATAAGGATGCTCAGGCTCGTGGTATAGAATCAAGGAAAAAAGGATACATACCTGAGTGGGATGCATTTCATTGGATTAGCGCAGATATACTTCCTCCTGAAGAAATAGAATCAGCAAAAAGAGATCTTGACGATTTGATTTATCAGCAGGAATACGAAGCATCATTTATTAATTTCTCAGGTAGGGCATATTACAATTTCCTTGAGCAGACCCATTGTGATCGTTTAGGATACAATCCAAGGAATGATCTTATATTTACGTTTGATTTTAATGTTGCTCCAGGTACTGCTTGTGTTACTCAAGAACAGCATCTTCCGAGTAAAGGAACAGGAGTGAAAAGATGGGGTTCTGGAATAGTTGGTGAAGTGTATATTCCTCGTGGTTCAAATACTGTAATGGTTTGTGATAAACTCATAACAGATTGGGGCAAACATAGAGGAAGAATATTCTGTTATGGGGACTCAACAGGTGGTGCAAGAGGTAGTGCTAAAATACTTGGTTCTGATTGGCAATTAATTAAAGAAAAGTTATGGTCTCATTTTGGTGTTGATCGTGTTATTTTTCGTGTGCCAAAAGCGAATCCAAGAGAGCGTGATAGAGTGAATTCTGTTAACTCAAGACTCCTTAATACTAAGGGTGAAGTGAGAATGATGGTAGACCCGTCCAGAGCACCCAAAACAGTAAAGGATTTTGAAGGTGTTTCTGTGGTTGAGGGTGGTTCTGGGGAGATTGATAAAACAACCAATCCTGAACTGTCACATTTATCTGATGGTATCGGCTATTTCACTCATAAGGAATATCCTGTGAAGAAGATTTATGTACCATCAGGGAGAAAGCATTGGAAATAGAAAGGTTGAGTTATAAATAGATAATAGAAAGGAGAAATAATAAATATGTATAGATTGAAGTTATTTAGAAAATTTGCAAGACTAAAGTATTGTAAGAAACATAAAATTATCACTCCGTGGTGGAAGCGGTGTTGTAAAATATCATAAAAAGCAATTTGCGGTTTTTGTAGAAAAGTCGGAGAATATACGATACTTATTAAGGAAAACATCTAAAATAGGAGATATTATCATGGGTGGAAAACCAAAAGCAGGTGGAACAAAGGATATGCGTATTAAGAAGAATAGAAAACTCAGGGGAACTAAGAAAAAGAAGAAGAAATAATTGAGAATAAATTAAGGAAATAAAAAGTGACACGTAATCGTAAAACTATCAAGATAAGCTATAATGGTAAGGAGGATGGTAAGTTGGATAATGCATTTATTTATTGTCTTGATGGGTTTGGCTTTAGAAAGTCTATTGAGAGGTACGATTATCTGGATAAGGAGAAGACCCTTGTGTTTGAAAGGAAACTGCCACGGAATACATCCTCCATTCCTACAGTGGCAGCGGACACTCCAGATTTTCCCTTCTGATGTACCGGCGCATCGGAGGTTTTGCTGGAGTGTCCTTTCTCAATTTATAAAGGAGTAGGAAATGACTAAAACAACAAAATCTGATTTTGAGTTATTCTGTAAAGAGTGTTTACGTTGGCAAGATATATTGGGTCTTCATGGATTTGAGATTAACTTTTTCCATACAGATGAAGATAAAGGAGATTTTTGTTATTGTAATATAAACCCTGTGAATAGAACAGTTCTTATTGAGTTGTGTAAAAAGTGGCCTGATGAAAAGTATAAAAAAACCAATGAGCAAATTAAACTAAGCGCATTTCATGAGGTTTGTCATATCTTAATGGACTTATTGAGTTCTTGTGCAAGAGCAAGATATATTTGTTCTCACGAAATTGATGAATCTGAACATGCAATAATTCGTACATTAGAGAGGGTGTTATTTTCAAAGTATAAGGAAGGTTAAATATGGAATCAAAGAAAGTAGATAAGAAGGAAGAAAGAGTTATAGATAAGAAACAAGCTACTTCTGATGCTAAGATACTTACTAAGGCAAAAGAAATTGTAGAAGATATAGATAGATTATCTGCTGCAAAAATAATTAATCCAGAAGTGGGTATAATAAATTCAAATAAAGGCAGAGCTTATAAGGGATCAAGACCCCTTGATATCGTTGCTATACAGGAGTCTGAAGATAATCCTTTTAATGTTTTTAAGAAGATAGGATAATGACTCACGGAGAACAACTGAGGTTGTGGCTTAAAGGAAATTCGGTGCATAACGTAGAAACCAATGAGTGTGTTCCCGACTTCTCTTGTTGTATTCCGGAGTGTGAGGCATCTCAAGAGGATAAATTGACTTTCTGTGAAGCATGGGTTGGGGGAAGATATGATATCACTGATGGTATGATGAAGTTGTTTATGTCGAAAATGATTATCGAAAGAGGTTTAGATCAGTACGGAATTTATGTTACTGGTTTTGCTAATGCGTAAGGGGGAGAGATGGACAGATTATTTTGGTATATAAAACAGATACTGCCTTTACAGTACACATCGGAATATATTGAAGAAAAGCAGTATAAGTTATGTATTTGGCGTATGTGGTTTGGTTATTGTTTTAATATTCGGGTATGGGATATATATGCCACAAAAATTCAATAAATGAGTGAGAGATGGAGGTAAGGTCATTACCAAAAAATTGTCTGGAAGTAGATATCAACATATCTGCTCTATTAAAGGTAAACGGTATAAAGGGCATATCAAAACAAAAAAGAAAGTGAGAAAGAAATGAAAATAAATGTAAGATTTGGATGTGGGGTTTGTGGTAATAAATGGAAAAATAAGGTAGATTACCCTATAAAGCGAGAAACTTTTTGGAGACCCTGTCCAGAGTGTCAAGAAGTAACTAATATAGATAGTATGAATTGGTGGTGTTCTCCACTACTTCTACTTGATCATGTTATGAGTTGTGCTGGCTGGATTTCTCATCTTGCGTTTGAATCTGATTTTTTATTTCGGGAAACAAAAGGTTTGCGTAAAGGACAATCTGTTTTTGATTCCGCCTACCACTGTGGGATCTGTTTTGTTTGTATAGTGCTTCTTAAAGTTACTATATACCCTATTTTGTTGGTAGGTGATAATTTAAGGAGAATATAATGAAGAAATTATTTAAACCAAAGATTGCAGTTTTAAAAAGTAGTATCGGCAAGAAATCTTTATCAAAAAGAAAGGGTAGAGATAGGACTGGAATTGTTTCGAGAGTTGGGTATGAAGTTAAAAAAGCTGCAAGATAGTGTAGTTTTAGACAGAAAGAAATCGGCGCATATCTAAAACATCTAAAGTTGCGATATGGAACAGAAGATTGAGTGATG